GACTACAGGCGAACAACAAGACGAAGTTAATGATAAAGAAGAACCAACATATCATAAATTTTATGGCTCTCCAGAAAACAATGAATTAGGTATACTTGGTAATATATTTAAAAAAATTGGTGATGCTCCTATTGAAATAACAAATATGTATTTTAATTTACGGTCTGATGGTTATGATAAAATTTATTCTCTTCCAATAAATAATAATATGGTTGAGAAAACATATCAAAGTATGCCTATGTTTAGTTTGGGTGCTCCTCAAACTAATGCAGCAGTTGCTCCTGGCTCTCAAACAGCTACACCTGCACAGACTGTAAACAACGTAGGGGTTACACCTAATACGGCACAAGTACCTGCTTTAAATGCACAACAACAAGGCCATATTAACAATATAGCTAACTCTTATAGAAACCTTAACCCATATACTCAGATTAGTTTCCAACCATTCCAACCTGAAAATAAAACTATATTATCTAATGTAAATAGCTTTATCACAAGACAAACGGTTGCATCTTTAGGGTTAGGTACTGAATACATATTGGCTAAAGAGTCAATGGTAGGATATGAGGCTAATCAAAAGTCTGAGTTAGAAAAAGAAACTAAAGTAGCATTAGCTTTATTGTCAAGTCCTAAATATGCTAATGAACCTTCAATGAAAGGTATGACTGTTGAGGCTAAATTAAATTTAATCAATTTAGCTTTATCGGGCGACCCTGTTGCTTTCAATGTATTGCCTGCTGATTTCCAACCTATAATTACAGGTATGAGAAACAGAATAGATGCATTAAGCGAAGCAATGATACGTTCTGGTTGGTTGAAGCTTTCTACTGCCGAAGCATTTGATAAAGGTCTTGGTAACCATTTAAGAAGACAATACAAGAAGTTTACCTTGAAAGAAAAGGCTTGGGAGAAGTTTGCTAATAACTTAGACCCTGCTGTTAGAGACAGAGCTGTTAGAGGATTCTATACTTGGGTTCAAGAAGGTTTCTATCAAGAGCCACAAACTATGGCTGGGTATGTACCTTTATACGACAGATGGAAAGAATACAATAGAGACGAGAAAGCGGCTTATAAATTAGAGACAAGACTAAATGCTTTAAATAGCAGATTAGCTCTTAAGCAACAACAATTGCCACAAAGACAAAACCAACAACAAGCACAAGCAACTATAGCTAAAATACAAAAAGACATAGCTGATGTAACTGCACAATTAAACCCACTTCAAGCTAAGCTTGCTGCTGAGTTTCCTGTGTTAGATGCTGCAACCTATGACTTAGCAGAAAAAGGACTACAAGACCTATTAGACGCTCCAGAAACATCAAGCTCACTTAACCCTTATACTGGTTCTCAAATTCAAATGGCAACCCTTAAAAAGCGTTTAACAGAGGCTGAGTTCCCTGAGTGGATGAGAGATGTATATGGTGAGATTAAAGACCCTGTTATGAACTATCAAATGACAGTTAGTAACTTGGTTAATATGACATCAAGAATGAAGTTCTTAAACGATGTTTATACATTGGCTAAAGGTGATGGCTTTGTTTATAATGATGTTCAAATAACTGCTAAGCAAAGAGAGCAACTTAAAAAAGACGGATGGGTTAATATTGATGGTACTAACGAAGGTACACCTCAAACAAGATTTGGTCCATTCATTGGCACTTGGGTTAAACCTGAGTTATATGAGTTTGCATTTGGTACTGATGCTGAAATAAGCACTATCTATTCTATTAGGGGTTGGGTATTAATTGGTAAAACAGCATTTAATATTTTGTTTGGACCTATTAGAAACTTCTTTGGTAACGGTTCTTTCTTATTGGTAAATGGTTCAGCTACTAAATTCTTTGCTAACATTAAGAATGGTGTATCTAAATCAGACTTTGAATATATGAAGTCATTGCCAGGTAAAAACCTTGGTAGTAAATTCTATAACTTCTGGGATACTGCAATTGATGATGCTGAGAAATTAGGTCTATTCCAAACAGTTAATACTGATTGGGCTAAAGAAACCTTTGGTAAAATTTCTAAGGATACAGTATTAATGAAAGCGTTTGAGAAAAGCGAAGCTGAAGGTTGGTCATACTTCTATAAGAACTATGTATGTAACTTAGGAAGATGGGTTAAAGATGGAGCTGTTCAGTCATATATATGGGCCGATATATTACCTAAATTAACTTCATTTACTACGTCAAGAAATCACCTTGCTAATAAGCTTGCGGTAGCTGCTGGTTTACCAAGTGGTCTTTCTTACAATACTTTAGCTAACCCTAATCCTGCTCACCCATTATACAATGAGATTATAAGCAAGATTAAGCCTGAGCAAATGGCTCAAATCAATAGAATGGCAGGACACCAAACTAATATATCAATGGTGACTTCTGACAGGGTAGCTCCTATTGTAGCTAATATGCCTAAGAAGACTACTTATAAAGGTAAGTCTGTTGCTGGTAAAGGAGCTGCTGCAACTAAAGATGCATTAACATTAATATTTGGTGGTGACTTCCCAAGGTTTGTTGCTGAGTCTATGAGAATATTCTTACAACAATTAGGTAATGTTGCTACTATTAATAAAACTTATGAAAGCAAAGCGTTTAAAGTATTTGAGGACGAGAAAGAAAACAGCGAGTTTTTAAAAGCATTAAATGTAGAACAAAGAGCCCATACATTAGCAGGCCTTATTGGTTGGAGCGGTGTAATGAGCCAAGTAGTTCCTTACTTTGGTGGATTAGGTTCTTCATTACTTGCTATGGCAGGTCTTGGCGGTGGAGACGATGATGATGAAAACGCTGAAACAGATAACAATCAATCAGTACAAGTGTCTACTAAACCAGGATTTACTACTGAAGGGTTTATGAATAAAAACAGAAACCTTGCTGCTGAGATGTACAGATTGTACCAAGCTAAAGTAAATGGCGGTATGAGTATAGATGAGGCATTAAGAGAAGTGTCAAGAGAGTTTGAACAAAACCACCAATTAGACTTTAAACTATTAGGTGAAGGTAAATTCATGAGACAAGACGTATCTTCTGTAGATCCATTTGCTGTGTTTACTGCTATCCCAAGAAGTATCATCTATAGACCAGAAAGAGGTTTTTATAATAAACTTACAGGTGGTGTTTCTTCTTTATATGATGAATACTTAGGTGTTGAGATGGGTGTATCTAATGTTTTAGATTTAGTTAAAAACCAAAACCCATACACAGGGTTACCTATCTATAACGAAGAGGCTGACTTCTTTGGGAAAAAAGGTGCTGCAATGTTATACCATTCAGTACAAACCTTGGCCCCTACGTTTATCACTAAGGCTCTTAAAATGTACGAGAAGAGTCAAGATAAGGTAAATCAAAGAACAGGTGAGGTTACAGAAGGTAAACCATTAGACAAACAAATGTTGATTGAATTACAGTCTGCTGCCTACGGAAGGACGTATTATGAAGAGAACCCAAGAAAGTTACTTCATAACTTAATCAAACCTTTGTACTCTGGTAAAGCAGGTGCTGTAAGACAAAAAACATACTTTAAAGATTTAGATATTTTAAAAGATGTTTGCTATAAAATGAACCGTAAAGTACAGGCTATGAGAACATTAGGTATGAAAGAAGATGATATAGCTGAAGTATTAGGGGATATCATTAGAGAAGACAGTATATGGGAAGCAGCATTCTATGGTGGTTCATATATTGACAATTTAGAATTAGACGAAAACAACGATTAATAAACAATTAAATAAATAATATTATGCCATTAGGTGGAGGATTAACATTAGGCTTAACAGCAGCAGGTATGATTGGTAGCGGTGTTCAAGCTATCAAAGGTGCTCAAGATGCTAAAACTGCTGAGAAAGGGCTTTTAAGCTCTATTGCAGGCCAACAAGTAAAAACAATTAATAAAGAAATAGAACAGCAACTTGCTGAGGCTCAAGCACGTCAAAATGCTATTAGCCCTGCTGTTAAGTATGGTATGGCTATGGCTGGTACAGGATTGGCTAATATAGCTGCCAAAGCACAAAGAGGTGCTGGCTCAGGTTCTGATTATTTAGCAACCCTTGGAGCGGGCCAACAACAGTATAATGCTACAGCTTCTGACCTTGCTTTACAACAAGCACAATTCCAACAACAGCAACAGCAAAACGTAGCAGCTGCTCGTGGTGCTATGAGTGCTGAAAGAGACGCTGTATTAGAAAGTGCTAATGCTAAAAATGCTGCATACCAAAACCTTTATGCTGGTAAAATGGGAGCAGCTAATCAAATGTATAGTCAAGGCTTATCTGGGTTAGCACAAGCTGCATCAAGTGGTGCTAATGCTATGTCAAGGATGTATAACCCTAATGGCGGAGGAGGTGGAGAAGATGGAGTTGGGACTGAGTTAGACTTTATATCTCGTGGTGGTAATAGTAAGCAATATAATGCAATAATGAATGCAGCTAAATTTGTAAAATAATAATTAAATATAATTAAAATGATTAACCCCTCTTTTGAGGGGTTTTTTATTTAGTGTCCTGAACTTGGTTTTAATTCTAACCTTGCTCCTTGTAAATTAATTTGTTGTCCTGTTTGGAAATTAATCTGTACAAAAGGAACTTTCATTCTTAACCTATCGCCTATTACGTTTTGTTGTATAAACTCTGGTGATGTAGTTGCCCCATTACTTAATCTATTTCTATAAACAGTTGAGAACATTTCTCCTTCTCTCATTTGGAAGTCACTATCGTATATTTTAGTAATTTGGGTTAGATTATTGTTTACATTAGTAGCAACGTCTCTACCATATACAATAACTGTATTAAGTGTCATTTGCCCCATTAATATAATGTTCAATGGTTCTAATGTTTTAGGATAAGCTTCCGACATTGGGAAAGCTACCCAACAGCCATTAGTTTCTTGTTGAAACTCACCTATTTGGCCATTAAATTCTTGAAATAATTTAAGACCTGTGTCTGGCAAATTACCATCTCCAATAGAGTAAGTATCATCACCCAATCTTATCCATAAATTAGGATATTGTTCGTATGCACCAATCCAACAATTTTTTTGATAGTTATATACATAACTAACATTTTTATCAATTATATATTGGTTTATTCTATTCTCATCGCAATCAGCTGGATATAACTTTGGAACTAATGGTAATTCAGAAGGCGGTTTAGGTACACTAATAAATATTTCTGAAGTATAAGGATTAATACCCATACTCATATATTTAGCAGTATTCATAAAGTCAGTAATGCCTGGTTCTACTATAGTATTTTCATATGGTAGATTCTTAAACACTTGTTGCCATAAGTAAGCTGCTTTTTGTTGGCCTATAGGTGTAGCACCATCACCTGCAAATTGAATTATATCTCTATTAATAGCATCTGCCCAAAATGTAACCCCTTTGTAGTTAACAACGGCTCTTGGGCTAATACAACCCCATTGCCCTGTTAAAGGTGTAATGCTACCCAACACATCAGCAGATGAAGTAAATGCTGCTGTTTGGTCTTGGCTATAAATTTGTTGTTGTGATATTAAAGCAATAAATGTATTATTTCTGCAAAGTATTAACATACGAGCAGCCATATTAGCTTCTTTAGATGATTGAATAATTGTAGTAATAGGGCCTGCTGATATGTCTACAGATTTTTGGTCTAATGCATCAAATGTAGACAACCCATTAATTGATGAATTAGGTATAATAACATTAGAATATCTTATTTGATTAGTAAGTTTTTTTTGTCCTACCCTATCATAAGGACATAATCTTGATATGTTTTCTACCCAGAATTGGAATCCTTTATCATATGTATTAGTAGATAATCCAACTAATGCACCTGAACCATCTCTTGATTGGGTATAAGTATCGCCAATTAAATAACATGTTGTAGAGCCACCAAAATAAAACGAAGTATAGAAATTACCAAATTCATATGCACCTGCACCGCCGCTTCTGTTAATTGAACCGAATGAAGCAACTTCATATAACTGTTTAGTTTCTGTTTGTGGGGTTAATAATGTAACATAAAATTGAGCCTGACAATTACCAACAATAGAATTAAATAAAGTTGCTGTTGCAGGTGTTGTATTATTCATTTGAATAGTACGAGTTTGATAAGACACATATGGATATACCAAATCTTTGTCTATCAACACAATTGCATATCCATCTTGAACAGCTAACACAGGGCCTGATACAGATGTATTTACCGTAGGCAAAGGAGAAGAAGGGCCACCACTTGTAATTTGAATTTCACAAATATCGCCCTGAGTGTAATCATATCCAATGCCGTCTGCTGATAATGTACTTAAAGGTATAGCTAACCCATAATAAGTTAATTTAGTGTCTCTTTCGTCTTGGTCATAAACTATAACTCCATTTGCGTTTTTATATGCAAACTTAACAGCTGTTGGTATAAATGATACAAAACTTGATGCTTTACTATTTTTACTCATTACTATAGAATAGTAATATGCCCAATCGGGAATAATATCTGAGCTTTGTGGTCCAGAAGGCATTGTTATTGCTGCTTTTTCATAAAGCGTTTTGTTGTCACAATTATAAATAGGAACATCAAATGAACCTATTTTAGTAACCCCTGATTTTCTTAATGCCCTATCATAAAATTGTATTCCATAATCATAGCTTGCATTTGGTAAAAATGCTTGATATTTAATACCAGATTTATATGGAGCATCATCTAAAATTCTTAATACATATCCAGGAGCAGAAGGTCTGTTGTTAAACGCTTTTAACCCACTCCATACAATATTAGATGCTGGTTGTGCTAAAGAAGGATTTGTAGAATATACAATGTTATCAATTATGTCATTAGTAAATACACCCCCAGGTACATTAACTAAAAATTTTAAAGTTTTTTTAGAAAGAAATTGTGGTATATTTTGATTTGGAGTTACAGGGTAAACATAACTTGCACCATCTGTACTAAACCAATATCCTGTTGTATTGTATTCAGTAGGAATTAAATACACATCATTGGTAGTAGTATCATGAACTACTTGTGTGTACCAATATTTAGTAGCAGCACCGCCACCACCTGTTTCATCAACGCCCACAATAGCAATATAAGAATTCCAATAACTGGCTGTTTGTGTAGTTGTATATGCGTAGCTATTTAAATCAAATGTTACTTCAGGTACAGTTGTTGTAGCAGTATATCCATCTAAATTATTTGCTAAAAACAATCTATTACTTGATATTTCTAATGCTTCTGAAGCAACAGGTATTGAGTCAAATTGCTTTGCATAAGTTACAGAGTCAATGGTCTCTAAAACTTCAGTTCCTGACCAACCATTGAAATATAAATAGAATGGATTACCTGGGTCATTATGGGCTGCAATGGCTTCAGCATCTGTATAGTTATAAGGACCAAAAGTTCCTTGTATAAAATAACTTCTTACTGTTTGGTCGTTAATATCAAATGTTCTTACTATACTATGGACATTAGTTTGCAAGTCTTTAAATACAATATCTATTGATTTTGTATTAGGTAAGAATGATTGGTCTTTAGGTATTTGAACAGTTATACGATTACCAACAAATGGGTCTACGTTAATATCTTCTTGATAAGCTGGTAAACTTGTAAAAGAATAAGGAGCAAGTACTGATATTAAATTATCAGTATTGGTAACCCTATATGTACATTGATATGCATTCTTTTGTACAGTAGTACCATATCTTGGGTCACCTGTATAAAATACAACACCCCAATTAGGTGAAACAGGGTCGTCATCAATCCATTCTCTTAATGGAGCTAATGGAACTTGAGGAGGTTCTGTAATTAAAGAAAACTGAGCTTGTGTTAATTGTGTTGAAGTAAAAAATGTATTATAATCAAAGTTGACATTTAAGTACCTTTGAGGATGAACTCCATCAGTAAATATTAATAAATCATTTATTGTTTTAGCAATGACAATAGTCTCTTGATTAAACCCTATGCCATCTACTAATGGGCCATATATATCAACAGGTTCTACTTGTAACCCTGATAATAATATCTTAGAGTTAGAAGGGTTTATTTCAGGTTTATTAGTTGCTGTATTATACTCTACAGCAATTTTAACTACCCATGAATTTTCAGGCAAAGTTGGACTTGCATACGGAGTATATAAAAATAAATATATCCATCTTGTTTGAGTAAGATTATTTTCTGTTTCGTCTACTGCATAACCTACACATTTAGCTCCTGGCATAGTATAGTTAAATACTCCAATTGTATCTAATACATCAGACCAATTGGTATTGCCAGCAAATTCTTCTAATAGCCCATCATTACCTAAATCATTATAATCGTTCATTGATGTAGCTGTGCCATCACTTGCTCCATATATGTTATCAAGAGCAATATGGACATTCATAGCAGAAGAATACGACTCCTTCTCTTGCAAGTGGGGAGCCGTATCAGTATCTAAACCTTTTGTAAAAAGTTTTGTTATTTGAGCCATTAAGCTTTATTTAGTTATCATATAATTGGATATATTTATATCCTACAGTAGGTATGAATACTTTAATTTTTCTACCTGATAATGTTGAAGCATTTGAAGCAACTGTTATTGAATTACCTACAAACATAGATGTATCGGCAGTAGTATTTGGACGCCAAACACCTATTGAAGATGCACTATTTGGACCAGCAGATTGTCCACCTCCTATTAAAAATACATCATTAGCTGTTTCAAAATATAAACCTTGTAGAACAGAATTAGTGGTACTATATAATAAATTATTACCATTAAATTCCATTTTATTTGTTGTATTACCAAAAATATATTGGTCAATATTATAAGCAAAATAAAAACCTTTTGCTTGTCCTAAATATCTTGTAGATAACTCAGGGAATAATGTAGTATCCCATTTAATAGGACTATCACCAAATTGAGTGCCACTTATTCTATATGGAACAAACAAATTAGTAGGGTTTGTTGTAGCTAAATTTGGTGCGTTTACAGTTACAACACCAGTACCACCAGCAGGAGATACAGTAATGTTAGTTCCAGCAACTATTTGAGATACAGGAGCAGTAGTTGCATTTTTAATTAAATTCCAATATCCACCACCAGTTGCAGGATAGTTAAAACCAACAACAACTTGTGTAGATGCCCAAAAGTACATACCATTCTTGGTAACATCAGCATCAGCTTCAACTACAGCTAATTGAGAGTCAACACCTGATAAGGTTTGTAAGTTAATAACATTTGCAGCTAATTGAAAAGCATTGGTTGAAAACAAGTTTAGCACTTCTTCTTCAAGACCTTTTAATGAAATGTCTGACCATTCAACTTTGCCTGAAGGAGTTTGTTTTATGTTGTCTATAAAGTTTTGTAATGTAGATAAAGTTGCCATATATTAAGGAGTTACTGTTACTGTTTTAATTGCACCTGTTGAGGTTATATATTTTAATGCATTTCCGCTATTGTATAAAACAATACCTGAAGCGTTTGTTGCTGGAACTGAAGCGCCTAAGTCAGGTAAAAATCTAACATTTGGTTGTTGTAATACCCAAAATCCACCATCGTTAGCACCTACTATATAAAATGAAATAGCAGTTAAAGGAGCAGGGTACCAAGTATACAACCCAATACCTTGAACTATAGCGTTTTGTGAATTGCTTTTACCTTGATTGTTTAAATCAGTTGTACTTGGAACAACAATACAGCCTCTGGCACGAATCTCTTCTACTATATCGTCTTGTATAAATTTAAGTCCATTAGTGCCTGTCCAATTCACCGTATTGTTAGGTGTATGGTTGGCATTAAATATTTTATTTAGTAATGTTGTAATAAACATAATGTGATGTTATTTAGGTTATAATACGCTCTTTAATTGACTTGATTTACTGTTAAAATTGCTGATGCTGATGAAGGCGGTGGGCTACCTGCTGCATAATATTGCATAGTTACATTAGCCGCACTTGATGTAGACCAAACTAATTGAAAGTAATCTCCTGCATTAGCTTCTACAAAATAATTCCAAGCGGCTATAGAATGACCTGGCGTGCCACCACCACCACCATGGGTTTTAGGTACAGAAATAAAACCTCCTGAGCCTGCAACGTCTGCCGCTGTATTTTGTCCATTTTTTCTCAACCAAATAGTAACATCTTGTTCAGCATTGTCTATATTTTGAAACTGAAAACTAAACTGAATGTTATATGTTCCAGCATTATTCATTTTAATCAATGTATTATTTCCTAAAGAATCTGGCTGAATATCAACACCTTGACCTATGATATCGCCTACATCAAACCTAACACCATACCCCGTGTTATTTACAGCAGCAGTTTGTGTAACATTATGTTGCCAAGCTCCATAAGATTTTACAGATGAAGAAGTGTTGTAATTGGGAATATTTAAAGTTGAACCAACTAATGTGGATGGACCACTTGTGCCTAAAGTTGTAAGAGTTATAGCATTTTGTTTATCATTAAACATAGTCCAATCTGTTGAACTCAAAGCCCCTCTATTAACATTTGAGGAAGTTGGTAAATTAAAAGTATGGGTTGATAATACACTTGATATATTAAAATCTATTCCTGATGTTCCTACTGCAAATGTTTGTACAGCTTGATTTAAACCATTTAATGATGTTATACCTGCACCTGGAGTTGCTATTGTTTCTTGTATCCAAACTCCTCCGTCAACTGCTGCAAATATTGTTATACCATTTGGTGTGCCTGTAGCACTCCATCTATAAAATGCTCCATTTTGAACATAACATAAAACGGCATTACTAAACCCTTGATTAGCTAAATCACCTATAGTAGGAATAGTTAAAAAAGTCCTTTGTCTTATTTCTTCTACTAAATCTTCTTGAATTGTTTTCAAACCATTAACTCCCGACCAATTTACAGTATTGTTGGGAGTTTGGTTTGCTTTAAAAATTTTATTTAATAAACTTGTTATAGTCATAATTACTCTCTTGTTCTGCCAAACGCTTTTTGTACGCTACGTTTAACATCTGTGATACTCATAGTATTGTTTTTGCTTCTAAACAATTTCAACTCTTGGTCAAATAATTGTTTTTTCAATCCTGCTTCTTGTAAACTGTTACGTTTAACCAAAGCCATTTTATAAGTAATATAAGCTTCAATAGCAGTTTGTGCTTTCTTAGGGATAAAACTCATTGAGTCAACATTGCCTATACCTACATAAGAAAGGAATAAGAACTTGCCAGGAAACCCTAAAGGAACCATTATAATACCTTGTTGTTCATTAATGTTAACAGAGTCTACTCTATTACCATCACCAAACCCAAAGTATCTACCTTTTTGTTGTCCCCAATCATTATATAAATCAGAGAAGAAGAAAGGCATATATCCTTGATAAGGAAGGTATGTATTTGTTATTGAACTATTACTCACAGCAATAGGAGGCAAAACAGGACTTGTTCTTGCTTGAGCAGCAAAGTCATCAATTAAAAAATCTTCGTCCCAAAAATCGTCAGCTACACCACCTGTAGAACCAACCCAGTTGGTCCAGTTACCTGATGTATTCATTTGGCCAGGAACTTGGCTAAATTCATCTTCTGTGTACGCACCAATGCCGTCAAAATATGGTTGAGGCAAAATACCTGTTTCAACCCCAAGTGGTCTCCAATAGCTTCCTACGCGTATTCCTACTGCACACCAATCCGAATAGTCATCAGGAAGTGTAAACCATTGTTGGTCATCTTCTCTTTCTAATATTACATTATTAACAATTTGCATAGAAGTGTAAGACATTTCTCTTACTGCCTCTGCTGCAAATGTAAGCACCTTTGCGTAGTTGTGAATGGTTTTCCCATTCTTAAACAACCACGCATTGATTATTTCGTCTAAACTTACAAAAGCTCCTGTAGGTGTCATTAGTTATTATTTTATAAATTCCTCTGGTGATGCTTGGAAGCTTTCATCTCTGATAGTTCTAATCTCAGCAACGTATAATTTAACTACTGCGTCAATTGCTTGTGCCTCCAATTCAGGAGAAACAGGCAATGGGTCATTAGGACCATATTGTGATAAGTCTGCAATAGCTAATTTCATATCAACTGTGAATATTCCATCACCAATTAAATTTCTGTAAATTGTTATTTTTTTACCGTCCCATACATAAGGCACTCTACCTAACAACGAATTAACTTCTGTAATTTGTTGTAAAATATAATATTGTCCAGCAGGTATTGGTATAAATTCATGTTGTGGATAACTTGTAGGATAAACACTAAATACACCCATCTTCTCAGGAAGATACATAGGCGTTACAGGAAGTGTAACAAAACAAGTATCATCTATTCCTCCAACTACTTCAATGTTTTCATATGTAGCAATCATTACTCCATCAGGAATAGTAGCTCCATCAACATTGAACGTCATATTAAACATCTCTACTTTAAGCAAAGTGTTTATTACTGATTCTAATTGCTTTTCTATTTCTGCATCTTTAACCCTATCCCTATTGCTTGGGTAACCCCCTGACAACACTCTTCGGATTCTTTCAATCATTTGTGATTTAGTAGTCATTTAATTCTTTTTAAGTTGTTGCAAATTGTTCTTTTGCTAATCCTGATACTTCTTCAGCACTCAAGTTTACACCAATATAAGACAATGCTCTTGCTATAATTTCCATCCAATACTCTTTACCAAACAACAATTGGGTTGATGTTAAAGGGTCATATACAATTGCATTTGAACCTGGAGGTATAGTATATCCAATTACAGGAGTTGTAGGCTGACACAAATAATGTATTTCTAAAGTCTTACCAGTAGCTAATTGCGTACGAGGATACAACTGTATATAGTTACCATCAAAGCTAAATATAGGAGCATCAGGTGTAACTGGATAAAGAGTAGATTTTAAAGCATCTACTACCTCTGAGTTAAGATATTGGTCTACATTGTTTTCTAAACCTGTTGTGCCATCTAATATGTTTAACCCTATAAAATAAGCGTAATCAGGTATTGTTGTACCTATTGTAATTACACCATTTACAGTAACGCCTGCATTTGTAATTGTTTGTCTTTTTCTAAATGGTCTTAACGCATCTATAGTTAATTGGTTAGAACCATAATCGGGATTAGGTGCACCACCTTTAGTGCCTGTTGATGTAGCTGGTAAACCCCAATAGTAATGAAATAAATTAGTTTGGGCAGCGTCTAATACTTGAGATACCTGGTCAGGAGACAAATAACCTCTACGGTCTTTATCACATATAAAATTTATAAATGTATATACGTCAAAAATATTAGTCATCTAAATAGGTATTATTTCACATAATACGCTCAAAACGACTATAAACCAACAACCCTAAGGATTGGTTTTCTCAACATAAATAAAATTAAAAAAGCTATTCCTAAATATAGCTTTAACATTGTTTTATTTTTTCTTGCTAACTGGTTTTCTTTATCATATAATTTAAGCTCTAAAGCTTTACAAGAATCAATTAAAATAGCTTCTTTAGCTCTATCTACAATGACATGGGTAGTTTTTTTTTCAATGGTTCTTACAGGTATTTTCCCCAACCATTTAACCCATAATTGCCCATTGTCTAAATAAACGCTAAAGTCATTTACTATGGTATCTAAATGGCATTCTACAGGCATTAACACTCTAAAGCTGTCATGAATTACTGTATCTTTATAGCGTACATTATCTATAATAACTTCTTTCGTAACTGTGTCATTAGCGCATTCTCCACGGAGGATAACTTGCCTCTTAACTTGGTCATAATATTTAGGGCTACTAAGCACTCTTTTAACAGGGCTACAGGAATAAAGCACGCTAATAATAACGCCCAATAAGAATATACAAATAGCTTTTGTACCCATAATTTATTTTTTACGCTTAAGATTCTTTTTAATTTGGATAACATAGTTAATTATAGCAAGTATTGATACTATTACACCCAATGCAAAGGTAATGTTTGTTTTGTCAATATTAGCAACAATATTTAAAAATAAACTTGCTAATAACCAATAATGGTTTGTTGAAGAGTCGTGTGTAGATACTTCCATTACAATAAAATTTTTTTGTAGTTATTAAATCTTTCTAATCTATCAGCCAGTCCATGGGTTCCACCGTTAACTCTTGTAGTTAATTTGATTAATGTTTTGTCATCTCTCAAATTGTCTGTATCTGCTATTTTACTTAAGCCATTTTTATTCCAGAACCATATAGCACTTAGTCCTGCAAATTCATCATCGGCAACTATATCTGGGTTGTCGTACACTTCGTTGTTTTTTATATCTTGAGAAAATTGTTTGTAATTGTCTTTACCTGTTAACTGGATATATCCACGGCCTTTAAACTTCCAACCATCTCCACTTTTCTCATCACCATTACCCATACGATTTGCATAAACCCTATTAGCTATTTTTTCAGGTTGTCTATGGTAAGCTTCTGCTGATGCTGCTGTAAAGTACTTTGGAAATACTTTGACTAAAGACTCTTTACTATAATTTAAATTTTCTGATTTAAATTTAAACCCACCTGACTCGTGAGCAACTTGTGCTAAGAAATGAGCAGCCCTTAATGGGGTATCAATACCATTTGCTGGCATTTGGTCAATAAGTGCCTGAGGCACAATACCTTTAAGTTTATCAAACATAACAAATAATACGCTCATAAAAAAACCCTATGAGTATTAAACACATAGGGATAATTTTAATTGAAATACTTGAAAGGGAAGTAGAAACTCCCCCGTTCAAGATTTCAACACAAACACAATCTTAAGCTTTTGCTTTAGCTTTAGTTTTACTTAATAAAGACAATAATTCTTGATGAACGTCTTTACCATTTTTTTCTTTAGATGCCCAAGCAGCATAAGCGTCAATTACTTCATCTTGGTCAACATCAACTAATCTCATGATATCTCCTTTAGAATCAGACCATTTCAACTTTCTGTCATCTTCATCTATATATACAACATCTTTATCTAATGCTAATGATATATATGATTTAATATCAAAATGTTTATCTTTAATTCTATCCATAAAAGATTCAGAATCTTCATGAGCAAAACTTTCAATATTAAAACGTACTTCTTCTTCTGTTAAGCCTTCAAATTCATATCCCAATAATGATGAGAAACGTGGTAAGTCTTCTTTTGCAATATTACCTGCAATCTTAATAGCTTCCATTTTATTTCTTAAATCATTACGAGCTTCTCTTGCTTCAGCTTCAAAGTCAACTCTTTCAAGTATTGGATGAACATTTTCATCTCTATTTGGGTTAGCTAAATTAAATGATGCTAATTCCAAATATTGGAATAATTCATCATCAGCAGCATTACCAATTGTTAAATTTAAATATCCTGCGTTAGCTTGTGGTTCAACCCATACTCTTCTAATCATAGTAGGAATTGCATTACCAAAAGCATCAACACCAGATACTAACCCTATTTCAATCCACTCGCTATTTGTTTTATCAAAAAAACGAGAAAAACAAGGTATCATAAGCTTAGCTTTAAATACAGGTAAATCTGTTTCGGATAAAGGGTCATTGTAATAATCAAGGAAACGATAAGTAACTATAGTCCCTCTTTTAGGTAATTTAGGCATATATTCCGCTGGAATATTATTGTAGATGCCCACATGTTTAAGTGCCATATAATTGTTTGTGTTTTAGTTTGTGTTAAAGGTAAGAAAAATAAGGGGATATTTCTATCCCCCTTTTTTCTTTTGTTTTTATTAGAATCCGCTAACTTGGATTTTAGCAAAACGGTTAGGAGCAAATACTTCCAATCCAATGTTTGAAGTCCAAGTAGTAGTTAAACTCATTTCTTGGTTAGTTGGAGTTGGAGCAAGAGCACCAGTCATAACTTCAGCAGTTTCCGCAGAACCTAAACCTGGAGTAGGTTGTGGTTGGTAACGATAACGGAAGTAATCAGCCATTCCACCACCAACAGTTTTAACTTTACCCATTGGCATGAAGTAAGCAGATGTAATTACGCTTGAACCTGTGTAAGCCATAACATCTTGGTTAGATAATACTTTAAACGCTTTCAAGTTGAAAGTAAATCCACCATGTTTGAATTTCTCAACTTCTAAGTCAACTTCACGACCATCAATGTTGATACGACCTGATTGAACACCATTTTGATAAGCAGTACCAGATACAGTAGTTGTAGTAGCACCAGAAGATGGTAAGTTTTTCAAGAAATCAGAGATAGTAGCAACAGTTGCATTAGAACCTGCAATCATATACTCCATTGGAGAACGAGCAGCGATTAACTGAGCTTCAATGTTAGTTAAGTCAGGTAAAGTAAATACACCAGAAGTACCAGTTGTACCATTAATACCATAGCTTGTGATATAGCTATCCATACCACGAGTAGTTTGGGTAGCATAACCTTGAACAGCAGGATAGTTAACAGAAGCAGTACCTTGGAAAGTAGCAGAAGATGCTTGACCTAACCACAATGCTAATGAAATATCACCACGGTGTTTTTGTAAAGATTGAATGTTTTCATAAGGTAAGATATATGGTTTACCTTGGAATTCTAATTCAATTTTTGACATATTTTGAACGTCAGTAATTCTCATTGTATTTCTGAAAATCTGAGTTTGGTTTGTCAATTTGTTAACTAACCAACGACGTTGTTCAGGAGCATCAGAACCCTCAGGTTGAGCATTTGAAAACGCAGATAGTTTGTTACCAGCAGCAGCAGTTAAGTTGCTACCATCAACAGATGTAATAGTGATTTGACGAGCAGAAGCACCTTTTAAAGAAACTTGACCTACATTACCGTTAGTTGTTTTAACTAAGTCACGGTCTAAGATAAAGTTATAAGAAGCATTACCTGCTGTAGTATTAGCAAAAGTAATAACTAATGTAGTAGTACCAGAACCAGTAACTGTAGCACCTGTTAAATCTAACAAGTTGTACAATTTGTCATTATACATACTGTAGTAGATTGGCATAGAAGTGGTTTCTTTTTTACCAGCTAACCATAAGAAATCTAACCACTCAGCATCGTCTTGAGTGTCTACTAATTGTTTGTAAATATCACGTTGGTCTAATAAAGACGTAGAAGTGATTAAGCTGGAATTACCATTGGAGACGTATGGTTTGTCTACAGCTCCTGAAGTTGAATAACCAAAAGGTAATGTAGAACCAGTGGTATTGTTAGGATAAGGCATTGTTTTGAATTTTTAAGTTTTTAATAAATTGTTTTGTTTAAAATGAAAATGGTTTCCCATCTATTGATTTAATTTTTAGTGGATTACCTGCTGATGGAATAGATATGTTATCTGACACTTTTGTGTTTTTTAACTCATCATAGATTCTTTTTTCTCCTTGAGAGCGACCAAGATTGATTAGTGCTTTTTCAACCCCTTCCATACTTGCAGCATAATTAGCTACCTTATAGAATTTGTTCATATCCACTTTTCCATCTTCGCCAACAAACATAGAGAAAAACTTATTGCTATCTACAGCTAAACTTTTTAAGTCTACGTTTTGGTTAACTTCGTAATTTAACCTTGTATCCCCTACACCGTATTGCAACAATCTACTTGTCTCAAGTTGTTTAGTTGCTGGGTGTTCAGAAACATACCCGTTAAATTCTTCTACTAACTTTTGCTGTTGAGCTTGTTGCTCTTGCAATTTTGCCTCTATACTATTAGGGTTGAACTTTGGTTGGTATTGAGCCTGCTCAGCTTTTAATCCATCTCGGATTCTGTCAACTTGCTGTTTCAATAACAACTTACCTACCCTTTCATCAGATTCGTCACCCGAACCTAAATTAAATTCTCTTTGTAGTTTCTTTTCAAGTAAAAGATTAAAATCATCTGGATCTAAAGAAGGGAATTGTTTTTGCAATTCCATACCATAAATCTCCTCATCACTCATAGCATCATAATCAATGTTTGTTGCAATTAAAAACTCATCTAAAGATTGGTTTTTATATGCTTCTACTAACTTCTTAAAATACTCATCTTCTTTTACTCCTAACAAGTCATAAGGGTCAACTTCAACTTTTGTAGTTTCTTCTTGTGGCTCGTCCCTATATATTACGCCCTCATTTTCCACAACAGGCTCACTTGCAGTTTGTTGTGGTTCTACTTGGGTTTGTTCTTGAACTTGCTCTTGAGGAGCTTGTTTAAAAATACTTTCTGGTTCTCTATATTCTAACCCTGATGAAACTCCTTTTAATACAATCTTATCATTTGCAACAGGTGCAACTTCAGCAGCTTGTATTGGTTGTTCTACGGGTTGTTGAACCGTTTGCTCAGCAGTTTGTTCAACTACTTGGGCTGTTTCTTGTGTAGTGTTTTCCATTGTATTTGTTTGTGTTTAGGTTTATAATACGCTCATTACTAAGCAGATGCTTGTTCCAATGCTTCAATTCCTGTTGCTGGTCCTTGCTCCTCTGGTGCAGCCTCAGTTTGTTGGGGCTGCCCTTGAGCTTGTTGTTGTGGACTTTTAGGCATAAAAGAAAAAGCATTTAAGTTAATAGGTAGTTGTTGACCTTGTTGAGTTTGTGGCTCTACAGTAGATTTTAAATCTGCTTCAATATCAATTACACCCATTTTACCATCTAAGTTTTCTTTTAATAGCTTAGTTTTATTATCTCTTATATTTGCAGTATCTCTTTCTTTAGCTTGTACATAAGAAGACTCAACTCTACCACTTGCTGCAATTCTTTCTCTTTCTAATTCAAACTCACCTCTTAATTGGATAAGTTTAGCTTCCATTTCAGCTTTAGCTTGAACCAATTGAATTTCTAATTGATTTTGCATTTGTGCAGTTTGTTGTTTAGCTTGTTCAGCAACCATAGCAGATTGTTGTTGTATCTGACCATTTTGTTGTTGAGCTTCTAATGCTTCTTTCTGTCTTTTCTCATTATTCTTTTTAACTTTATAAGCCAAGAACAATTCAGCTTGTTTAATGTTTTGAATGTTATTCATACGAATAATATCATCAATAGTAACTTGACCAGATTGCAAAGCTACTTTCATTAACTCATCTAATTTAGCTTTTTCTTCAGCAGTAGGTTTATCTACTATCTGAATACCATATGTATATTTAGAAATTTCAGGAGATATTTTCAAGAACTCTACAGTTCCTGCTCCTAATGATTTAGCAAAGTCTTGACCTTGACCATTTTTAATAATGTCTTGAACCCTAATAATAACTGATTCAGCAAGGCTTTCTGTTAAGAATCTATCGCTGTTGTTAATATCACCTAATGCGTTATTAGTACCTGTAGCAGCTAAGTTAGCGACAGTTGTTAATAGTTTAGGATTAGGAGTTGAACCATCTGTTAATTCATTTAACCCAAGGGTTTGACGAATCATGTCAATGTTCTGATTGATTAAAGTCCAATACTCTTGGATAGCTGACCCAACTCCTCCTTGCAATTCTTCAACTGCTTTCATCCTATTGGTTTGTCCGTTAAACGTAGTAGAACGAGTAACTAAAACCCCTCTTTGGAAATATAAGTCAAGAATATCTCGTGGTGTCATTTTTTCTCCCCCACCAGATAAACTTACCTCTTCCAAAGCAGATAAGTCAACCATAAACCCTTTAGGTACGGCTGTGTTGAGTTCGTGTTGCAATCTTGCATATGATAGCTGTATAGCATCTGCGTATGGGATAATAGCTTCCATACGGCTAAATGTTTTCATATCAAAGAAATCACAAGCGTTAATATGGTAGCTTGATTTAATACGAGCTACATTTAACGGGTCTCTTTTCATATCATACATACGACCATAGTCAAAACAAATGTCAGTACCTACAACCCATTTGATTCTATAACCACCTTGGATTTGTTTTCTTTTGTATTTATCTTTCTTGTTATTGTAATCATCAAATGATGCTTTACCAAAAATAACATTACCTCGTTTGTCAATTCTTTCTTCTCTTACGATATCATCAGTAGAATAAATTTCTAAATCTAATACCTGTACTTTACCTTTATTCCAAAAATCAGAATAACTACCATAGTAAGCATTACCTACTGGTTGAGATGTTCTCCATTGATAAGTAACAGCATATTGATATAAAAACTCAATATCAGCTTTAGTAAGCTCGCCATTGCTCATAGCAATAAGTTGAGATACAGGACATTCCATAATCTCACCTACATATCTTAAATCTCTAAAGTCAGGATAAGTGCAATAACTAATAATCAATCTACGAGGGTCAACTCTACGAGTTCCTACTAAATTACCATCTCTGTAATCTTTATATACACCAACCCCATAATCAAACAAGTCTTGAATTACTTGTCTTCTCATTTCAGGGAAATCATTTTGGTCAAATGTTAATTCAACTGCTTGTTCAGCTTCCATTGATGTTCTATGGCGAATACCAAGTTCTAATACTTGTAAACCATCTAAGTCATCTGGTTCTCCTGGCTCTTGTGTAAGCAATGGAGATTGGGTTAATTCATCAAGGCCTACATCTTTTAATGCGTCTTTAACTTGAATCTTTGTTTTGATTGCTTGCAACTTAGCATCAATCTCCGTAGAAGCAAAAGCATCTACAGGGTCTATTTGAATACTGTAGTTTTGCTTTTCTAAAAGGCTTAATGCTATTCTTCTAAACTTAGGGATAATAGGCAATACAGACCAGTCTACAACTAATGTGTTATTTGTAGGGTCTTGGTCAGGAGTTAGGATTCTTTTATACCTATCTGTTGATTGTCGGCCTTGAGCATAAGTTTTAACCCATTCGTACTTATCACGGCTTCTCCAACCAATTGAGCCAAATGGAGTATCTCCATAAGCTGCAAATGCTGCACGAGCATATTGTAATAACCAAGGTTTTTCTCTTTTTACTTTAGGGTCAACATTTTCATCAGGGAAACTAATTCCTACTGAACCCATTAATTGCGGTGATTCCATATTTTATTTTTGCCCTCTCGGCGTTTAAAATTATCAATATATTACGCTCATTATCATTGTTAATATCTACCGAATAACCCTTTACCGTTACTCTTTCTAAAGAAAGGTAAATAGTCTTCTATTTTAGCTTCTTGCTTTACTTTATCTGGTGAGAAGTTAATATTAACCATCATTGTTAAAGCATAGCCAAAAGCCATGGCAGCATCATATTTGGTTGTTTTCTCTGGATTGAACTGTAACCAATCTTCTATTAATTCTTCAAAATAAACCGTGTCTATATGGTCATTAATGAATTGGTCTGTAACCTCAGATATATATGTATTGTTTCTATTTGTTGCAGCTATGCCTGGTTCTTTATTGCCAGGAATAAAATAAGAAAAAGGCTTATACCCTCTTCTTTCAAAGTAATGGATAATACCTGGTTTTTGATTCTCTATTAGTGCATGGACTCCATAATAAGCCAATGCCATTAGGCAATCTTCATAAAACACCTCAGGGCTATCTGGTCTATTCACATAAAGCAAACACGGACCGTTATCTACAGGTGATTCATTTAACGGGTTGTACTTTTTCATTATACAAAGACTACCCATAGACATACGAGACCTGTGAGAATCCGATACTTCTTTATGGTCATAAGGGTCAATACCTGCTGTATAGTTTTGGTTATTCAATGGCATAAACCCATCTCTTGATGGTTTAAATTGATTAGCTTGAGAACCTGTTGGTAAATAACTTACAATAAACTTACCATTAGGGTTTTCTGTAAATACTACTTTAGTATCTCTAACGCCATTCTCCCAGCCAAAGTTTCCTCGTTTGACTTTAGTGTCCGTCCACTTTAATATATCTAACCTGTCATTTAACTTAATAGGGTTATAAACACATATAGAACTATCTACTTGGAATGCTTCTTTTTCGTCTAATGGTTCTTTTCTTTTAGCAGATGATAAAGCCCTTGGGTCTTCTCTTAATGCCAATCGTTCTTGTAATATATCTTCTCTTGCTTTCTCTTGGTTTGCTTTACCATATTGGTCAATAAACCTTGTTCTATCAGCAGGAGTAAAGAATCTATACATACCTGTTTTGGTACGTTTACCTATCTTATTTAATTGGTCAGAACCTTTCCACATTTCAAAAAACTCAGCACCACCACTTTCCATCTCCTCTACCGTTGTAGTATGGAGCGATTTACCAATAATCCTACCTTCATCATCCATCAAACAAAACCTTACAACATCCCATCGCTTGTTTACATCTACGTTGACAGTTTTACCAACCTCATCACCAATGTATATCCCAAGTTTCTGTCCGTCATATGCACCTTCTACTGATGCTTTAAAATCTATACCACTCATTAACTCATCACCGTCAACTTCAATTCTACCGCTATTAAATCTCAAACCTGTTGCAGGAACTTTACCTGTATTAGGCAAATCGCTTACAGGTCTAAAAAATGATGGTAACTTTCTATATGGGTTAACAATAGCTTTTCTAAATACAGCCTTAGCATCATCATCTGTTTTGGATTGTATACCAGCCCAGAAGTTTTCAGAGCGAGAAGCAGCCTCCAATGCAATACAACCAGCCCTATATGTTTTACCACTACGACGTTTAGTAACCTCGGTTAATCCAAATGCTGTATCATCTTCTACTGCATATTCCCATGCATAAAAAAACTCTCTATCTACATCTCTAAATTTAGGTAACCCAATATCCAAATGGTAACACGATAAGTAAAACCAATGGACACCTGTTATGTATACTGCTTCATTATTGTTTTGATACCAATGACCGCTAAGTCTTCGTATCCAACAATACTCTTTAAATTCAGCTAAGTCTGGGTGAATATATTGTGGGTCTTTCTTTCTTTTGTCTTTTTCTTCTTGTTCCCACTTTTGGTATTCGGCAAAACGCTTATCTACTTCCCAATAGCAATACTGACTTTGAGTAGACCTTTTCTCTATTCCAAAGTATTCTTCCTTCTTGGTAAAAGGATTATAGATGTACCCTTTTCTTGGCACATAACAATTTAATCCTTGTATGTTATAAAGCTGTCCGCCTGTATTCTTTATCATCGTTTCTTAAATTGTTGTGCTACTTTCTCAGGAGTAAATATGTTTCTTTCATCAAACTCATCTTTCAAATCATCATCTCCTGCAAATAGTCTTGAATAAAGATTATCAATCTTTTCAATCATATCGTGCATTTGAGTTAGTAGTTTATTTTTAATCTCTACGGCTTTTAAAATATCTATTTCTTTTCCCGTATCATCATCTTCAATCTTTTTATTAACCCTTTCGGTATACTCTATAAAAGTAGATTCTAAACTACAAATTAAACTCCAAACCCTGTTGTTAACTACTTTAGTTAAAAAGTTAATTGTTAACTCATAGCTTAAAGCTCCTGTTAATCCTACTTCTTTCTTTGCCCATATCTTTCTCCTTGTTACATCGCTATATTCTTTTACTGCTGGAGAATTATAATCATAAACCCAAGAAAGAAATCTCAATTGTTTATCTGCGTCAGCTGTGCCTTGAAACGTAGCAGGCATAATAGTTTCCAACATTGGATATGCTTCCAACATTGGTTTCTCAACCATAGGGTTAACTATCATTGCTTTCACTTGTTCTTTTGAATATCTATTCTGTGCCATGTGCAAGTATTAATTCTTTTTTCATTACCATTCTTTTCTTTCCATTTGGAAAGTTATAATAACTTCTATATTGTTCATTGAAGTAAGCTATGTTACCTTTTGGTATTGGTAAGTCACCTGATACAAATACACCACATCCTGGTCTTACTTTAGCTTGGTATGCTTCTGGTATTATAATTAAAGATGATTGCACCTCTTCCACTTTAGCATCATCTAATACTACCCATTGTCCAATTCCTTGCCATTCACCATCTCTGAGTACAGCCATAATCATCCAATCATCAGCTTCCCAAACTATTTCATCATTGTATCTTTTAACCCTGTTGAACTTTCTTTCTCCGTCAACATTCCAATAGTCAGCTACTAACATATAGCTAATCATTACTTCTTCGCCTGGCTTAATATCAAAAGGGTATCTATCCCCTACGGAATGAACGATACCCTTAGTGACTGCCCATTGTTCTGGTTCAAACGATGGGTCTATGTATAATTCCACACCGCATTCCATTTTAATTTTAGATTGCAATGCTTCAGGTAGAGTAACAAATACAGTTGACCCTACAGGTTTTAATGTAGATTGTGTTTCCATTGTGTTGTGTTGTGTTTGTTCGCAAATATACGGAAATATCCGTTATTATACTATTTCTTTTTCATACGGCCAGCCATAGCTTTTTTCATCATGCCAGCTTTTCCATACTTTTTCATTCCTACTTTAGCTGCAATTGCTGCACCTATTTCTTTTGCTTTAGCAGCTGATTTACCTTTTTTCATGTACTCTTTTGCTGCACCTTTTGCTAATGCTTTGAATCCTACTTTTGTTGATTTTTTCTTTTCCATTTTATATTTGTTTAATTGTTAATTTATTTTACATAATTATCCATTTCATCATTTTCTGTACTTTGGCGTATATCATCAATTGCACCTGCTGCTTCCCATGCCATAAGTGCTTTTAATGCAGCTGGAGATAACATAGATTTATAAGCCATTTTAGCTCCCTTTGTAAGTGTTTTCCAATTTGATAATAACCCTATAGGTAATGCAAATGCAACATCTTTTGCAGCAGCAACTTTATCACCTTTTTGATAATTTTCAATAGCATCTGTAAATCCCAATCCAGAATTTAAAGCCATAGAAGCATATTTAGATACTGGTTCAGGAGAGAATTGACCTAATGCTGATGCAGTTCTTACAGCATTTACTATAGGCTTAGTCATTTTTTTATTTTCAGCAGCCATTGTTTGAGGAGTTTGGTCTTGCTTTACTTTATGTTTAAGCCATTCAACAAGTTCACTATCTTTAGGTATAGATTGAACTTCTCTCATTGAATCTTTTTTTTGATTCAAAGGAACATTAAATTTCCTGTTTTTATTTATAAAATCTATTGTTTCTTTTTTAAGCTTTGCCACGTTTTTTACCTTTAAAAATTTCTACAAGTTCTTGTTTTGTATGTTGTTTAGGAGCATTTGGATTATAATATGTCTTTGCAATTTTTGCAATCTCAGGGTTTTTCTTAATTACATTTTCTCTCAAATCTATAATTTGTTTACCATATAAAGGATTCTTGTCCATATTGATTCCAGACTTTGGTAAATCTACACCATATATTTTTGACATTTCATATCCGTGATAATCTTTTTCTGTTTTAGGATATATATTACCTAACCCATTATAAGCTTGTATTAAATGCTCTTCATCTTTATAACCTAATGATTCAGCATAATTTTTCTTTTCTAACAATGCTCTTACTAATTGGTCAGCAGCATATTTATAGTTAGTATCTTTGTCTTTACCTGGTTTTATTTCTTTAGGCAATAATGATTTAACTGATGTAGGGTTATATGTTGTATGGCCTAAATTATCATCTTCATTCCCAAACTTAGTTTCTTGTAACGCTACAGACAATGCAGTATATGGATCATAGTTATATCTTTTAGCAGCATCTAATACATGTTGTATAACTCTTCTACTATATTTACCTGAAACTAAATCTGTTTTAGGATTCATTTCTTTTTGCGTAGTAGCTCTTATCTTTCTTTTATCTTCTAATGGCAATTCACCTTTCCCCATTGGTATAGCTACAGGTTCTTTAGGTAACTCATATTTAGGAGTAACTACTTCTGTTGAACTAACATCTACAGTAGGCATTTTAGGCTTCTCCATACGAGCAACCTTTTTCATCATTTCAACAGTTTCTTTTTTAAGCTTTGCCATTATTAATTTTTAATGTATGGTTTGTACTGTATTTAATATCATTTGAATCATAATGACGAACTCTTCCATCGTTCTTATTTGCCACCACCCATATTGTATTTTGATGTATTCCATAATCTATCATTAATATTGCGATGCCTTCTCCGTGGGGAGTATCAACCCATATAGTAGATTGAAACTCGTGGATAGTTGTCATTATTTTTTCTTTTTAGCAGTTGATTTAGTTTTAGCAGATGATTTAAATCTTTCTCCTTTGCCTGAAGTTTTACCTTCTCTGTATACTTTAGATTTAGTACTCCACAAATCGTGGTACGCCCAATGGCCAGCAGTTAATTTAGAACTGTTAGCTTCTTTAGCGTGACGCTTCTTATATTGTTTACGAGCTTCTGGGCTATAGTTAGAACTATATCCTTTAGCACCATAATGGACAATCTTTTCTTTACCATTAGCACAAGCTTTTACTACTCGTTTGTGTTTACCATCTGTATCAGCTTTAGGCTTGTTACAAGGCATTTTTGATTTGTCTAATTTTGCTTTTGCCATTATCTAAATTTTTTAGTTTTTTCTTTTACATTCTTGGGTTGAGATACAAACTGTTTACCTTTTTTTGTGCCTTCTGCTTTTGCTTTGTTAGTTGCTGCTTTTTCTCCCTTACTTAAAGATGACCAAGCCTTCTCAGGTAAATATCTTTTCTTTCCTTTTGACTTTACTTCTTTAGATGAACCTTTCTTTTTATTTGCATAAGTTCCAGATGTCATCCATTTTTGTTCTGTCCAATCTTTTAAAGACTTTTGTGATTTTGCAATAGCCATTATTTATATCCTCCCCCTTTTGCTTTATATTCTTTAGCAAGCATTTGTGCTTTACGAGCAGACCATTGACCAGCATTACCACCTTTACTTCCTGCTTTAATCTTTTCAAATAAAGACTTTCTCATAGAAGGTTTAGTATAGTTACCTGCTTGGTTTACTTTTGATTTAGCTTTAGATTTAGATGTTGCCATTACATTCTTTTTTTTGCCATTTTAGATTGTGCCTTTGCTTTCTTTGGAAGCTGCTTACCTTTAGGTGTTTCTTTCTCCCAACGCTTTGCCATCTTAGGGTCATTAGCGTACATCCATTTACGTTGTGCTTGCGATTTAAAAGGCATAGTTATAATTTATCAAATTGTGTTCTCAAATCATTTATACTTTCTTCAATTCCCTTTTTGAAATTATTACAATTATCTATTATGTCTGATTTAAATTTATCAGCATTGTCAACTCCTATAATAGAAGCAAGTTCAGTAAAGTAAACGCCGTTAGAAGATACCATTATCTTTACAGTATTATACTCGCTTTTATCAGCAGCTTTCTTTTCAAGGTCTGCTATTTTAGCAAGTATTGATTTAGCACTATCAAATTGTTCTTGGTTCATAATTAGTATCTATCTAATATATATTTACGTTTAATGTATCTTGCTCTTCTCATCAATGCACTATCCAATGAGTTACTCATATCTTCAAATGCTTTCTTCAACCCTTTATTATATCCAAACAATTGGTTATTAGCCATAATTGCAATATCCAACTTTTCTTTTAAACTATCAATTATAGTTTTATTCCCAACTTTGCTAAGTAAGTAGAGGCTATCGATTTTAACTTTTTGATTATTAATTTTTTCATTGTAATTATTAAATTTAGTGTTAATATCATCAGCCTGTGACTTCAATAATAATACGACCGTATCCCCGTTAATTATCTTTGTTTTCGGATACGATTGGCTTAAGCTCGAAAGGCTTACCAGGAGCATCATCGTCAGTACCGTTAATCTTTTCATTTAGTTTAGTATTTTCTTGTTTCAATTCAGTTACTACAGTTTTAAAACTATCACAAGCTTTCTCTGCGTGTTTTAATTCACCAACACGCTTTTCTATAAACTGACTATTCTTTTTTACGGTTACAGTAACCATAGAGTCAATATTGATAGAATGCCAACCTTTAACCTCATGAGGTCGGATAGCTTTCTGTGCTGTTATAGAGGTCAACATTATTAATATCAACCCAAGTATTGTAAGTATAATTACTACTCCTGCTTTATTTGGTTGCATTGATAATGGCTTGTTGTGCTATGATATTATAAATAATAGAATCTTTCTTATCTACTGTCTTTTGAAGATTACGATTATCTTCAATACAGTTGTCTATACCTTTACTTGAACCAGCTTTCATATCTTTGTATACATAGATAATACCAAATACACAAAGAAAAGCTACCGCAGCAATAGGGTACTTTCTAAACTGATTAAAACTAACAGGTAACTTAACTGCACCTGAAGCAGTATCTACTACTTTTTTAGTTGCCGTTTTCTTAGTTGCTGGTTTCTTCGCTTGCGTCATCAGTTCCGTTTTTCTTTCCAAAATATCCATCAATAGCTTTCTCAACTACTTTTAACCCTAATAGGGCAGCAATCAATAAAGTTACTGAATATACTAAAGCCTCAGAAGGAGCTACATGAGCCTCGCTAAATGAGTTGTGATATAGGGTTACACCTAAAAGGATACCTAAGAATAAAGCGATTAAACGCTTCATTGAAGGAGCATCAGGTTTATCTAAAAAGAAACCTGCAATAAAGTTTATTAGTTTTTTCATAAGTTTAAATTTTAAAAAGGGAGAACTTAATCTCCCTTTTAATTATTCTGCCTTAGGCTCTTCTTGTTGAAGCTTAATTACTTCGTTAAGAAAGTTTACAATTGGTGAGCCATATTTCATTGGCAACTCTTGTAAGTAAGCATCTAAAGCTTTAATTTGTTCTGCGTTTAATACTAATTGTTCCATATAGTTTGTGTTGTTGGTTTTTAGTTTTTACTTTCTTCGTATTCAGTAGCTTTAATTTTGAATTCTGCAATCAAAGCATCTAAAGATTCAATTGCTTCTTCAGGTGCTGTTGATTTAGTAATTTCAAAATATTTAATTACATTTTCGTACGGATTTATTATTTTATTTTCTGTCATAGTTATATAGTTTAGAATACGTTATATCCTTTTGAAATTAATGTTGCATTTGTTGGTGAAGCTGATATTGAACCAGGGTTAGAATAAGCATAAAAAGATTTGCTTCCAGGTCCTGAACCTGTTATACCAGTAGCCCAAGTATTCATTTCTGTCCAGCTAGCTACACTCATATTATTAGCATATAAGAATATATTTGCTGGACCAGTAGTTCCTTGGAATAAACATCTTGATATGAAATTATTATTCAAGTATAATATATTCAAATTTGGAGGAAATGGAGCATTAACTACAAACTCACTAAATGCATTATTATCTAAATATAAAATATATAAAGAAGGATTTAATAAATTAAAAAAGTCAGCTTTTGTTAATTGGTTGTTAGTTAAGTTCAATTGAAACAAACTACTATTACATGTTGTTTTAAATGATTTAATCAAATTATTAGCTAAATATAAATTTGGTAAACCAAATGGCAATGGATAATTTAAATCAAATTCATACAACAAATTATTTGAAAGTTGTAAAGTTTGTAATGGAGCTGGCAGTTGACATTCTGGGTTAAAATTTACCATACCATTACTAACTAAAATTAAAGATTGTAAATTTGATGGGAATTTAGTATACCCTGATGTCATTATATTTAAATTGTTATTAGATAAATCTAAATTTATTACAGTATCAGGAAGTAATGATGTATTAATATACTCTAAACCTAATCTTTGTCCATCAGGTGTAAAGTTTGCATTATTGTTAAAATTAAATGTACTTAAATTAGTATTAGTTAAATCATAATCAAATCTTCTAAATCCATTCATGCCACTCATATT